GCAAACGCGATGTTGTCCTTGTCTCGCCGTTTGTTCTTCTCCACCCACAGATACCGCATGGCAACAGGCCGTTGAAACCGCACTTTCCCTTTCCACTGCGCACACCCTTTGTGATTCCTCACATGCCGCAAGTATCTTCATGCTTTCCCCTCTCTTGACCGCCCGCCCATCTGCCGAGCGCCTGGTTTCAGGCACCCGGCTTCTTTGAAGGAGGTGATTTCCGGGCAGTTGCTTCACCCGGCAGACAGGCGGTCTGTGGTTTTACCCCTCCAACAACAGTTGTCCGTCTTTATACACCTGGTACAATGTTTTCCCTTTACCATCTGTCAGGTACGGCAGAAACACCTCATCTACCTCTACGTTCCCTGCCTCTACAAAGGCCATTTGTGCCAATATCCAGTCCCGTATATTCCTCCATGCCGTCCGTTCTGCCTGCTCTCTGTCCGCCTTTACCTTTTGCTTTGCAAATACCTTTAACACTCCCTCGATATTGGCGGGCAGCAAAAAACCTTGTGCTCCCTGTGGTGTATTGATCCCGAACGTTACGCCTATGGGCTTCCCGTTTCCGTCATAATCCACCATGATCTTACATGCGCCGTTTCTTGCCAGTGCGCCTTGAATCTCCCCCAGGCTTTGGTACACATCTACCTTGGTTGTGTAATTTTTTATTGGCACGTTTATACCTCCTCCAGTTCCACTTCTACCCTTGGGCGCTGTGCATCCACCGCAAAAGCATCTCTCCAGCTTTCTATCTGCGCCCATCCGTCGTTTTCCAGCACCTTTTCTTTTACCAGTGCATCCTGGATAAACTTTTTGGCAAACGCGATGTTGTCCTTGTCTCGCCGTTTGTTCTTCTCCACCCACAGATACCGCATGGCAACAGGCCGTTGAAACCGCACTTTCCCTTTCCACTGCGCAC